AAGGACTGAGAGTATATGATATGGGCGGTAGACCACGCAAGCCCACTGCAGTCAAGAGGTTGCAGGGGACTCTGCAACCATGCAGAACTAATACCAGAGAGCCAGTACCAAGAATAGACCTCAAGTCTATGAAAGCTCCTGTCTATCTGACTGAGACAGCAAAGCAGATATGGGAGTTTAGCTTGGAGGCAGCACCTGAGGGAATGCTGAGTACACTAGACTTTGGTGTGTTCACTCAATGGGTAGTCTGCTTTGATCAATTTGTTACTCTTAGTGCTGCAATTAAGGAGCAGGGGACACTCTCAATAGATGCTGACGGTAATGTAAATGTAAGTAACTTACTGCATCACCTAACCAAGACAGCAGGCATCCTGAGAGGATTAGAGAATGAGCTAGGATTTACCCCGGCATCAAGGAGCAAGGTGTCATCATTTACTGATGGCTCTGGAGAGAGTAAGAATAAGTTTGATGACCTCTAACCACAAGGAGGTATCATGGATTATGTAGACAAAGCCAAGAGATATATCACAAAGGTCTTGGATGGCAAGATACCTGCTTGTCGATGGGTCAAGTTTGCCTGTCTGAGGCAAAAACAAGACCTAGAGAGGAAAAAAAGCAGTAAATTTCCATACCACTTTGACCGCAAAAGAGCTAATAAGCCTTGCAAGTTCATTGAGTGCCTATGTCACGTCAAAGGACCCAAGGCAGGAGAGTGTATACATCTTGAGGATTGGCAATGCTTTATCATTACCACTATATTTGGGTGGGTTGATGATAATGGATATAGGCGGTTCTCTCAAGCTTACATTGAGGTAGGCAGAGGCAATGGTAAGAGTACTTTCTGCAGTGGTATAGGCTTATACATGCTCTGTGCAGATGGTGAACTTGGTGCAGATATCTATAGCTTTGCCACTACCAGAGATCAAGCAAGGATAGTCTTTGATGATGCTCTAGCCATGGCTAGAGGAAATAAGGATCTGCAGAGATACTATGGTCTGACTCCTCTTAATAACAGTATGGTCATCATTGGGACTAATTCCAAGTTCCTGCCTAAATCAGCTGATGCAGGTACTCTGGATGGTCTCAATACTCATCTAGGCATCATAGATGAGTTGCATGCTCATAAGACAAGAAAAGTCTATGATGTAGTTAACTCCTCTACCTCTAAGAGATCTCAGTCTCTGATTTTTACGATAACCACAGCAGGATACATACTTGATGGTATCTGCATGGAACGGAGACGGACTGTAGGACATGTCTTGGATGGCTCGGTAATTGATGAGGCACTCTTTGGCATTATCTACACCATTGATGAGGATGATGATTGGCAGTCGGAGATTGCTTTAAAAAAAGCTAACCCTAACTGGTGTGTATCTGTTAATCCTAAGCAGATAATGTCAGAGCTGATATCAGCCAAGCTGAATACATCAGCTCAGAAAGAGTATCTCACCAAGCATCTGGATGTATGGGTTAACTCTGACCATCAGTGGCTCAAGATGGAGCATTACAGACAATGTATAGACTCATCACTGAAAGAGTCTGACTTTTATGGTGAGTATGCCATCTATGGTCTTGACCTTGCATCCAAGCTAGATATCAGTGCACTCATTAGACTGCATTGGAGAGAGATAAATGGAGTGATACATTACTATGTATTTCCTTATTTCTATCTCCCGGCTGATGCGGTTCACAGCTCGGATAATTCTCAGTATGAGGGATGGGCTAAGGATGAGTATATACAGACTACTGACGGTCCCATCACAGACCTTAACGCTCTGCAGGAGTGGATAGCTGAGGATGTCAAGCAGTACAGTGTACTATCTGTAGCTTATGACCCTATGCAGGCTACTCAGATGTCACAGAACCTGTTAGGTGATGGTGTGCCTATGGTTGAGCTTGCTCAGAACCTTAAGAACATGTCTGAGCCTATGAAACAGGTACAGGCTCTCATCTATACCGGGAGACTGCATATAGCTGATAATCCTGTAATGCATTGGATGGCATCTAATGTGGTTTGCCATACTGACGCAAAAGAGAATATCTATCCAAGAAAAGAGAAAGTTCAAAATAAAATTGACGGCATGGTGGCTCTCATCATGGCAATTAACCAAGCTATACAGCTTGATATAGAGCATCAGTACATTTCAGTTAATGACTCAAGCCATGCGGATTGGTCTGATTTTAGTTTTTAGGAGAGAATATGTGGAGTTGGATTAAAGGCTTACTAGGGAACTATCAAGGTGAGCAGGTGAGCAAGCCTGTAGCTCCTATTGTAGATAGCACAACATCTGCCACAGTTAACAATGTGCTCCAGATACCTGCTATCTGGGAATGTGTAAACAAGATTACCAGAGCCATGAGCTGTTTGCCAATGGATGTACTTAAGTATGTGGATGATGAGGGTAATACAGAGCTTGTGAAAGACGGCACTTTACATTATCTCTTGGCTGTATCACCTAATGCACATATGACACCTGCTGATTTTATCAAGACTATCACTGTAGATTACCTGCTACATGGTAATGCCTATGTAAGAATTGATAGAGCTGTCGGGGCTGACTATATAGCAGCACTCACACCTCTGGCAAGCGGACAGGTAAAGCCAATACTTGATAATGGCACTGTAGTCTACAAGTATCTGACGGATAAGGACAGAGAGGTGATATACAGCTCTGATGAGATCATGCACTGGAAAGGGATCGGTAATGGTCTGATAGGTCTAAGTACTGTGGACTTTGCGAGATCGTCATTAACTGAGGCTGTTGCAGCGCAAAATGCATCTATAGACATGTTCAGAAACAAGGGTAAGCTTAATGGTATTCTGAGTGCTGATACTCCTCTCATCAATAAGAAACAGGCTGATGACTTTCTGGACAGGTTCAGAGAGATGAAACAAGCACCTATAGGCATCCCATTGCTCCCTAGCGGTTTTAAGTTTCAGTCATTAAGCCTGTCTCCTGCTGATACTCAGCTCCTGCAGACTCGTGAATTTATTGTCAAAGAGTTCTCAAGATGGTTTGGCATCCCTTATGGATTGCTGACCGGGGATGCTCCAGAGCTTGTAGACCTCTCTAACTACTTTTATGAGACAACAATATTGCCAATGTGCATAGAGCTTGAGCAGATTATCAGACAGAAAGTAGTCAGAGATGACAGGTATACAGTCAAGTTCAGGACATCTGTACTCAAGAGAATGTCTGATCAGACTAGGATCAGTATGCAGACATCGTATGCTCAGAATGGTCTCAGGACTAGAAATGAGCTCAGGAGAGAGGATGGCTACAAGTGGATTGATGGAGCTGATGAGCTTACAGCTCAGAATAATTTGTATCCACTGAATAAGCTCGGTGAGTCTGATGCATCTCAGACACCTCAGACTCCTATTAGCGAACAACCTATTAAGCAGTAGAGGAAAATATGAGTGATATTATAATCAGACAAAAGTCAGCTTTATTATTACCAGATGACAAGCCTGAGGGTTTTATCTGTGGCTATGCATCCAAGTTTGGAGGCATTGACTCTTGGGATGATACCATTGAGAGACATGCCTATGACAATGTCATAAAGGGCGATCTTCCTAAGATGTTTTTCAATCACAACGCATGGGATGATGTCCCTCTTGGTAATTGGACATTGTGGAGAGTGGATGAGGTCGGTCTGTATGTAGAGGGTGAACTTAACCTTAATATCTCCAAGGCTAAGGATGTCTATGAGGGGATCAAGTTCGGCTCTGTTGATGGCATGTCAGTGTCAATCTCCATGAGAGGTGATGACTACTGGTATGATGATGACGGCATCAGACATATCAAGAATGTACAGAGAATGCGAGAAATTTCCATCTGTACTTTCCCGGCTGATGAAAATGCACGTATTATTAATTACAAGTCAGGTGATATGCCTGACTTTGACAGTATAAGAGATGTAGAGTGCTATCTGCGTGATGTAGGTTTCAGTCAGTCTCAAGCCAAGACCTTTATCAGTAAGGCTAAGGCTACACTAGGCACAGAGAAACAGCGAGATGCTGATGATAATAAGCTTAGTATTATTCTAGGTAAGTTAGACAATATCGTGAGGAAATTATAATGAGTAACATTGATGAAATTTCTCAGATGATCAGCACCATTGACGGCAAGATCACTGACAATGCTCAGACTGTAGCATCATTGCAGTCAGAAATTCAGTCTCTTAAGACCTCTCAGGGCTCTGTATCAGAACTTGAGAACACAATCAAGTCACTGCAGAAAGAGGTACAGGCTTTACAGCAGACTAAGGCTCAGTCTGTTATCACTACTGATAACAAGACGGACTATGGCTCACGCTTTGTAGCATCTAATGAGTTCAAGGCTTTTAAGTCAGCTCTCAGAGACAGAAATGCATCAGTTCGCTTAGAGCTTTCTGCAGCTCCTGAAACTACTCAGGCAAGTAACTCTGCTACACGTACCTCCTTGGCTCAGCCATATGAGGCAGGTATTGTGACTGACCCACGTCAGGTATTAGCTATTGAGTCACTGTTTGGCAAGATTAACATAGATGTTAATGCTTATCAGTACATCAAGTATGGATTTGTCACCACAGAGACTGCTACAGGACCTGCAGTAGTATCTGAGGGCAGTGCAAAGCCTGAAAGCAATTACTCTGGCACTATTGAGACAGGTACTATCAAGACTCTGGCTCATTGGACCAAAATGACTGAGCAGATGATCGCTGATAATGGCAATATCGTGACATTCATTAATGATGACATGCAGTATCAGTTGAACAAGGTTATTGATGCTCAGATTGTTAATGGTACAGGCTCTGGTCAGCTCAAGGGCTTATCTGCATCAGGTAACTACACTGACTACATCACAGGTGCAGGCATTGACACTGGTGACACTGTTATTGACCTCATTCTCAAGGTTAAGACCAAGATGGAGGCAGCCAATATCAGAAATATCAGCTTACTGCTTAACCCTGTTGATTGGTGTAAGGTTCTTTGCTCTAAGAATGTTAACAAAGATTACCTCATTCCGGGCATTGTTGACATCCCTCAGCAGAGAATTTGGGGTGTACCTGTTATCCTCTCAGGCTCTGTGACCTCTGGCAAATTCCATATGGGTAACTTCTATGAGGGTGGTAAGATCTTTGAAAGACAGGGTGTGACTGTTGAGATGGCTCGCTCTGGTGATGACTTTGAAAAGAACCTGATGACTCTCAGAGTAGAGAGACGTATGGATTTTGCTGTAGTTCAGCCTAAGGCTCTGGCATATGGTGATTTCTCAGTGTCATAGCATATAATTTCATTAGTCCTAAGTTTAAGGGGAGTGTCAGACTCCCCTTTTTTTATGGAGGTAAAAAATGGACTTATATGTGACAGTTGCTCAGCTCAAGGCACATCTCAGAATAGACTCAGACTCAGAGGATCTGTTATTGGCTCAGTACATTGAGTCAGCACAGGAGGAGGCTGAGACAAGGATGAGGAGACCCATATGCTCTGCTACTGATACTGATGCTGTAGCAAGTACACCAGAGAATATCCCGGCTAGTATCAGGCAGTTTATCTTAGTCACTGCCGGGGATTTCTACATGGCAAGAGAGAACAGGCAGGAGAAAGGGTACACACTGTACTATGAGCATCTGCTTGATAGGTGGGTGAGATATGATAAGTAATGTATCAGCAGGAAAGCTCAGAGATCAGATTAAGTTGCTTAAGCCAAGCAAGACACTCAATACCTCTGGCTCTCACATCGTGACTTATACTACTGTCGGTACCGTGTGGTGTAACCTTAAGCAGGTGACTCTCAGAGAGATCATGAATTCCTCTGTAGAGATGCCTACAGAGACATACACTATACTCATGAGGTATAGACCTGGTATCTCTCAGGACTGGTGTGTAGAGCTCCCGAACGGATGCAGATACAGGGTAGTGAGCATTAATACTGATACCTCTGCAGGTATGATGATACTGGGTGTAGAGCTTGATAATACGATAATACAGACAGTGGAGAGTTGACCATGAGCATGAGTAACATTAAGACTGACCTTGTAGACGCTCTGTCTACCATAACTGATGTAAGTGTGAGTTATGACTACTCTACTGCAGCAGAGTCAGAGAAAGCTATAGTCATTGAGTCATTAGACTTGAGCTATCAGCATGATCTTGATATGGGATGGCACAAGGAATTAACAGTTAATGCAGTGCTTATCACCAAGACTGCTACTGACCTTGACTCTCTGATAGATGCATTAGAGGGTATTGATAATCTCTCTGAGGGATGTATCAGAGATCTGATGCTTGAGGCTATCACTCTGGACAACAAGGATGAGGATGTCTATATAGCATCTGCTACTCTCTCATGTTTGGTGTGGGATGTAGTTGACGACTAGAGGATAGTATTATGGGTAAGAGGTTTGAGCTTACCAATGCCTCTCATATCAATGAGGTGACCGTTGGTGGCAATGATAAAGAATTTGAGCATATGCTTGATGATTTCCTTGAGAGAATGTCCCATGTAGACAGAAAGCTCTCACTTGATACTCAGAAAAAGATACTTAGAGACTCTACTGCTGATGCTATCAAGTCTCTGAGGACTAAAGTTCGGACATCATACAAAAAGCATACCGGGTATGCTACAAGATCTGTGAGAGCCAAGACAAAAGAGTCAAGGTCTCAGAGAGGCACTGTATATACAACCTTTGGCTATAGAGATAAGCATCTCCCTGATATCTATAACAAGAATATCATCAATAGAGATGGTAGCTATAGAGTCAGACCTAAGCCTGCTACATATATCGGTATATGGGGTGACTTGGGTACCAAGAAAATCAGAGGCAGGTCTGTACTCAGACTAGAGTGGCAGGCTCACAAAGAAAGAATTAAGAAAAAGTTAGAGGAGCAGATACTTAAGCTGATGGACTCTGGCTTTCTTAATAAGTAGTAAAGCTTTATTATTAACAACATTGTAGGAGTTATTATGACTGCAACCTTATCACCTACAACCAAGAAAAATGCCATCACAGGCAAAAATACCTTGGTGGGGTACAAATTAGCGAGTGATACATCAGGTAGTTATGTGACCATTCCGGGTGTATCTGTATTCACAGGCTTAGGCGGTACTGTTGAGGATATTGATCAGACCTGTATTGCTGAGGACACCAAGCGGTATCTCAGCGGTGCATGGGATGGTAATGAGATCACTATCACTATCCATCATTATACCGGGGATGCCACTCAGCAGGCTCTTATCAGTGCTGCCAATAGTGGCTCCATCATTTCTCTCTGCATCCAGTATCAGGATGAGTCTACTGCAGAGATGGAGGTGGCACTCAAGTCTGCTACTCCTCAGGACCCTAGCATCTCTGATACGCTCAAGTGGGACATTGTGGGTAAGCTCAATTCTAAGCCTACATGGACACTTGCAAGCTAGTGAGATGTGTATCACGGATAAAGGGGCTCATGTGAGCTCCTTTCTTTTTCTGAATAAGGACTGATGAGATGGATATCTTAGAAAAAATTAAAAATATCAAGTTCAATACTGTAGATGTAGATGCTCATGAGCTCGGTGAGGGCTGTACTCTGAGAGTAAGAGAGCTTTCAGGATGTGAGCAGCTAGAATTTCACAACATGCTGCAGGCTAAGGGTAATACTGCTGATGTTAAGGCATTAGCCTATGCTCTGATGTGTGCTCTGGTTGATGAGAATGGCAATGCTCAGCTTAAGACTCAGGATGAGTCAGAAAAGCTCCTTAGAGCTCTACCGGGTAAGCTCTTTCAGAGATTGAATAAGGCTATATTTGACCTTAATAATGGAGAGCATGAAAAAAACTGATAGAGCAGTCTACAGTCAAGCTCTGTGTACGCATAGCAAGAGAGATACATATGCCTATATCATGTGTACTCTCTCTCCCTGTGCATGAGCTTAACATGTGGGCTGAGGTGTTCAAGGCTGAGTACTATGATGCTCATCCAGATGAGAGAGCAGAGAAAGACTGCCAAGAGCAGGATATGATGTCTTATCAAGCATATGCATTGCTTGGAGGAGATGTAGAGAGGAGGAGATAGATGTCTGTAGTCAATAACATTCTTAATATGGTCAAGTTGAATACTACTGACTATAACAAGAAATTGCAGAAAATGAAAAAAGACACAAAGAGGGATACCAAAAGTATCGGCTCTAGTTTCTCCTCTATGGCATCAGCTTGGAAAGCTGCTTTAGTAGGCATTGCATCTGCATCCTTAGTATCATCAGTCAAGAAAGAGCTTGAGGCTACAGAGAGATCTGTAGCAGGCTTTATCTCCTCATTTGGTGGAGTTGATGAGGCACGTGCTCAGTTTGAGATGCTACAACAGGCAGCCAGAGATACCATACAGCCTTTCGACTCACTGCAGACTGCTGCCATGAACCTTAAGAGGAATGGTGTACAGCCTACTGCTGATATGCTTAAGACATTCTCTCAGATTGCATATGGCACAGGTCAGAGCTTGGATACTGTGACTAATGCTTTCACCTCATCTATGCAAGGCAGGTATAAGGCTCTTAATCAGCTAGGTATCACGGCTCAGGATCAAGGCTCTAAGCTTGCTCTGACTTATAAGGGTGTGACTACCACTATAGATAAGAGTGCAGAGAGCCTGCATAAGTATTTTGAGACTGTAGGCAAAGAAAATGAGGGAGTACTTGATTATCTACAGTCTGGTATGACAGGTGCTCTTAATCACCTTGATAATGCTTGGGGTGACTTTATCAGGAGCATTGGTGAGAGCGGTCTAGGTGATCTTATTGTTAAGATAGTGAGAGATATAGCTACTGCCATGGATGACATCACTGCTTGGATTAACAAGAATTCTCCTTATATCAAGGGCTTTTTTCAAGGCTTGATAGAGGGGTGGGATGCTGTCTATCAGGGTGTTAAGTGGGCTCTGGATACTGCCCATGACTACATCTCTGACTTTTTCGATGACTCAGAGAAAGAGTCTAAGACAGGTCTTTCTAATATTGGCATATTTCTCTCTAATTTCTTTGAGTTTGCTCGGGCAGGTTTTTTGAAATATGTAGCAAAGCCTGCTGCTGAGGCATGGATAGCACTTAAGGGTGGATTTACGGGGGCATCTGAGTGGTTGGCTGAGCTCGCCTACACTGGTGATTTCGATAAGGCTGCAGATGCCTACAATGATGTCATCAATGAGACATCAGACGAGATGCTTGAGAACACCCGGATCATCAACAGAGCTATAGATCTGCAGTTTGATGAGATTGAGAAAAAGACTCAGAGGATCAAGGATGAGCTCAAGAAAGATCCTGTAAAAGCTCCCACGGTACCGACATTCAAGGCATTATCTTTGGGTGGTAGCTCTGGAGGTGGTAGCAGTGCAAGAGCTGAGGCTGATAACTGGGCTAAGTACTATGACAAGGTTAAGGACTTGGCTAAGAATGGACTCAGTGACCTCCGAAAGCTTGAGGCTAGACATAATGAACAATTAGCTGAGCTTGATGAGGAATTTAAGAAAAGCAGATTAGCTACAGAGTCAGAGTATCTCAATGCAAAGAAAATCATCAATGATGAGTACATGAGACAGTATCAGGATATCCAGAAACAGGCTCAGGATTTCCTGAAAGATATCTATGATGATGATGTGGTTAACCTGCAGGATACATACAGAGCCAAGCTTGAGCAATTAGCTCAGTATCATGATGAGTCTCTCGTATCTGAGGAGGACTACCTCAAGGCTAGAGAAAAGCTCTATACAGACTATACTGCTGAGCTGAATAAGATAGAAAAAAAGAACAAGGGTAGTGTACTGTCTGAGGATGATGTAGAGAACCTTGAGCACTTTCATGATGCCATGGACAGCATGTCTGATGCTTTTTCTAATCTGACTCAAGGACTTAATGAGTCATCAGCAAGTTATAAAGCTCTTTTCACCATACAGAAAAGCTTTGCTGTGGCATCCGCTACTATTAAGGCTGCTTTGGCTTGGATGACAGCTCTCTCTGAGAGTAAGACATGGTATGAGGCTTTAGCCAATTACGCTGCAGCTATATCACTGACTACATCTGTCATATCTCAGCTCAAGTCAGTATCTATGCATGATAAGGGCGGTTATATCAAGGGCGGTCAGCTCGGTATTGTCGGTGAGTATGGTCCTGAGATAGTCCGGGGACCTGCATCAGTCACCTCAAGGAAAGATACTGCTGCAATGGCTAGGGCATCTATGGGCGGTAGCTCTGTGACCGTTAATCTCTATGAGGACAGAGCCAAGGCAGGACAGGTAGAGCAGAGCTCTACACAGGATGGAGAGCAGATTATTAACATATTTGTCTCAAACATCAGAAAGGGCGGTCAGATTGCTCAGACTATGGAGAGCACCTATGCTCTGAGGAGATATGGAGCATAATTGCTAATATTTGACGTGTATCGGCTCAATACACGTCATAAACAGGGAAAAATGACATGAATACCGATTTTAAATATTATCCAAACAGCCTGCCAAGACCTCTGCAGACAGGCTATACCATCAAGCACAAGGCTAACATGCTTAGGACTCAGATGTCTGATGGCTATGTGAGACAGAGATTGGTTAATCAGGGAGCTCCAGATACTCTCTCAGTGCAGATGATAATGACTGAGCTTGAGTATAGAACTCTGATCGAATGGTACAAAGGTGACATTCAGTGTGGTGCAGACTGGTTCGTGATGCCGTTGCTGTCAGTGGATACAGATCAGCACATACAGTACAGGTATGTGAGGATACAGGGTGGTGAGATAGATGCAAGTGTAGTGAGTACCAATCAGACTGAGGGCACTATATACCGGGTAAGCATGACACTGGATGTATCTAATACTGTCATTGATGACGGATCATGGGATCCTGATGTACCTCCTGCAGGTGCTAGTGATGATGAGACAGGTGAGGTCACTATAGTAGACTCTGCAAGGATAATCTCAGATGTAGATGACCTTGGAGACAGCTCAGGTGTGTATACAATCTTAGAGTAATGAGGAGACAAGATAGATGAGTTTCAAAAAAACAGTGACTTTTACTGCTAATGTCAGTGACTACACGGATGGTACCGTTTCAGCCAGAGTTCAGGCAGAAAACAAGATACTAGGCGATCTTGTGACATTCATTCTTAGCCACAATTTAGGAATTTCAATCCAAGAAAAATGCGAGATCGGTTCTAGCAAGTGGGCGGGAGAGCCTTTCTATTGTTCGACATCGGGGGCAACATCAGATGTTAATAACAATAGCATGGCGGGGGATTTTTACTGCTTAGGTAGAGGAATAACAAAGAAGTGCCTGGGTGTAAGCCTCGACAATCATTATATATACATATCATTAACAGACACACCGACACACGATCTGACTTTTCCGGGAAATTTGGGTAATTTTGGCCGTATTCCGTGTGCTCAGATGAGACAATTAAAAATTAGTGGCTCTGATATGAATAGATACAACTCAAGAAGTAGCCTTAAGTTTTTCGAGTTTCCGACTAATGCCGATGTGCTTTCTCTCACTATTTCATATTGGAAAAGAGACAATATACTTGTAATCCGATCTGACGGATGGAATTTAGTAATTACTAAGGATCCATATACGGTATTACTAAGCGGAACCAGTCATTATAGAGCAACGCACTTTAGTTTAGATGATGATTTTCTTATATCGTTAGCTACATATAGCTTTGACGCGAGTAATTCAACTTATGTAAGTAATGTTGAACTTGGCTATGCGATGTCATACAATCCCTTTTATTGTAAGAACTCAAATCAATCAATGTGGAATTCATTAAGTAATGTATCATCAAGCTCGACAACAATATTGTGTCACATAATCGGCTCAGCAAGATCGGTATATACAAATTTTGATACATGGGTAGACACAGATAGCAACGGACTAGCAGCGAGCGGAAATATGCCGACAGTGGGACCGTTGATGTTCCCACGGATTGCGAATAATGAGTTATACATAAAGAAATTCTATGTTCCGATGACGTATCCTGCAGTAGCTAGTCCGATCAAAATTGGATACACACCGGGCAAATTGAATGCCGAGAATGTTTACAGTCTCAATGGTAAGAATTATGTTTGTTTAAATAACGGAGTGATCGGGGTTTTTGTCGAAGTTGAGGATCAGGGTGATTAACCTTAAC